TATAAAACAGGCGTTTTTGATGTTTGGTATCCGGCGGCTACCTATTTTTTATTGGTTTTTAACGGTTTTTTCTTCCGTAAAAAGTGCCTGTTTATCTACCTTTTTCAAAATCAGCCTTTAATAAGGTTTCTAAAAAAGGTTGCCAGAAAGTTGCCAGCTACCCAAGGAAATATTTTTCAACCTTGAAATCCTTGCCGTCAATATCGTTGATGAAGTCTTTCGCAAGGCTGAAATAAAACTCCGCATCTTCTCCCTTGCCTACCATTTCGGCGGTATCGTGGCTGTCGTTGTAGTACATATTCATGCACAGATAGTATTTGCATACCGCCGTTATGCCCTTCGTTGCCAGAAACGCCTTGATGGTATCGTAGTCCCATTTTTGACCGTATGGGCGCATACCCTTGACTATCTGCCGCGCCTCTTCGGGAGTTATCCGATATGCTATCTCTTCGAGGCAATACATTGTTTCTCTGTACACCTCCGGCAGACGGTCCTTTACCGTGTGCATCATATCAGAGAGTGCATCGGTCACTTCCGTCATATCGGTGTGTCTTTCGGATATCAGGCGTATGATCTCCTTAAAGCTCATTACTCTGCGCCTCCGTTAATGCTTGCAAGGCTGTTGGTGAGTGCGCAAGTTTTATTGAGCAGTTTAAAACTGCCGCCCGTGGCGTTGGTCTTGACGATGGTAGCATACCTGGTGCGGGTGCGTATAGCGCAGGCTGTGACCTGGGCGCAGCAGCTATCTATCAGCGGGTACTGTTCCGTGCCGGCGCCTATGGTGACAAACACGGGCGCGGTTATAGTGGTAGCCGCCGGTATAGACTGAGCTACCACGATGCAGTATTTCTGATTATCGTTATAGTTGCCTGCCGGGAGGTTGATTATCAGCCCGGTTCCCGCCGTGAAGGTAACGGCCTGGGAGATTATAAGGTTGGGGCAGAGTTTGCATACATTTTTACAAGCCATTTTTTATGCTCCTTTCAAAAATCAAGGGGCAGCATACGCCGCCCCGATATATCACGGCATAGCCGGAATTAGCAGCAGCAGCCGCAATTATTACCACAGAAGGGGGAGTTACCCGCGTTGTAGGTGTAACCGTTGGGATAGCGGACTACTCCGTACATGCGGTTATCCATCTCAAGGCTGGACACTTTGTCCCTGAGAGCCTGCATTTCGTTCGCCTGTATCAGTGAGCGGGTGGCCTCGGCCTCGGCGTGGATAGCGGTGGTTATGTCGCAGGTGTTCTGGTTCATCTGTGCTGAGAGGTTGGCTATACCGAGCCTCTGTTCACAGCAGCAGTTTGCGAGCTGGTTGGACAGGTTCCGGCCTTCGGTGGTGATAGCGTTGTTCAGCGCGAAGGTGGAATCACATATACCGTTGCCGATGTTAGTCAGGCGGTCATTGATCTGGCCGAAGTGCTGACCGAAGAGAATTTCCTGCTGAGACGCAGCGGTGGCATACTGTCCAAATTCGCCCTGGCGGTTCCAGCCGCCAAAGCCGCCGCCCATCATAGCAAAGATCAGGATTAAGGCAAATATCCAGAAGCCTCCGTTGAAGCCGTCAGTCTTGCCATCAGTTACCGCGGCTATATCCGCGAGAGAGGGCATATTATCCATAGTTCTAAAGTTCCTTTCGATTTATATTCCAATCCCGCGCGCGCTTCGGGTAATGGTCTACCTTAATTCAGAAAGAATATCCTCGGGGTCTATCCCGTATTGCTTGCAGGCCGCATAAAACATCTGTTTAGGGTCGCCGTTGCCTATCATCTGCTTTATCTTCTGCATTTGTCCGGGAACGGACATCATCTGTTTAGCCTGCGCTATCATTTGTGGGTTGAGTTTCCTCGGACTTCCTCCGCTTAGCATTTGTAGTATCGGGTTTAGCATTTATCATTTCCTCCAATCTGGCTATTCTCTGTTCAAGTCCGTTCACATCGACAGGCGGAGCGGGTTTATACGGGGTTATGCTGTAAGGCGAGAGAGAGGGGAACCCCGCCCCGTCCGTTGTTTTAAGCCACACTATGGGGGCCGTTTCGTCTAATAGAAGAACGGAGCTATTAGGGGGCATTTGATATGCCTTTGCGCCGCCCTCGCCGTTCACTTTGACTACTTCGGTTCGCTGATATTGGGTTTGCTGGTTAAAATAAGGTTGGTATGGATACACTGTTTCACGCTCCCTTCTACCTGAATTTTGGCATAAAAAAAGAGCCGATAGGACTGCTCCCATCGGCTATTTATCGGCTATTTACAGTGCGTTTTCAGTTGTTTTTCGGCAGCCTTGCACCGCCTTCGTATCTGGTCATATTCAAGGGGTATTTCAAATTTAAGCTGGTACTCGCCCGTCAGAGCGTCGTATGGCACCCCGTCTAAAAGGCGGCGGGTTATCAGCCAGCGGTCTTTTTCGTTATGTATCCATTCGTGTATGAGTGCTTCCCACTCTGACCGGGGGCGGGAATTGAGCAGGGTCTTGTCCATATAATAAGAGGCCGCTTCTCCAAAAGCCTACACCTCCTTTATACAAGATTTGCCCCCGACGTTTGCCGGGGGCTATTGAAAGGGATTCCCGTCCGGGGGCTACTGTTTGTTGTAGTTTGCCGAGGATATGCCCAGCACCGCGCCCAGGAACGTGTCAACGGCGGTGATAGTGCCGACGATCTCCTCAGGATAGGGGAGGTTCCAAATACCCGCAAGGGCAAAATAGAGGGTGCCTATGGCGGGGAGCCAGATCAGGGCGATTGCCTTGAGAATGTCGTATACCTTGTTCGAGAGTTTCATGTTTTTTCCTCCTTTAATTGTTGTGTGCTTCAAGCCTGTCCAGCCGGTGGTGGGCGCTTTTCGTGCTTTCTTCCACACGAGCCACGCGGAGGTCTATGTCCTCAATTTTGGTGGCCTGCGCCCGCATATCGAGTTTGATATCGTCCACGCCGCGTTTGATATAGTCCACGTCCGATTTGAGCGCGGTGTCAATGGCGGTGTCGCGTGTCGCCGCGTCAATCGCGTCCTTCCTTGCGGTTTTTATGTGGGCCAGCCAGCCCAGCAAAATGCCGCTCAGTCCCGTTACGATTGCCCATATCCATTCTTTGGTCATGGGTGCTCCTCCTTATTTTTTTAGTGTGCCTACATAGATTTTGCCGTCCACGGATACGGTAGCCTGCAACACGTTCGGTAGCTCTGTCGGTGTCATGCTGTGTGCCTGTGCAAACCGCTGTATAGCCGCAATGGTGTTTTTACCGGCTATGCCGTCCGCGTCCCCCGCGTCATAGCCCAGAGCGTTAAGGGCGGTCTGCAATGCCTTGATATCGTCGCCCCTCATCATGGGGCTCGTCAGGGTTATGATCTTCCGCGCCTTTTCCTCCTCCTTTTCTTCCTCCTGCTGGAGCATGGCAAGCCGCCCCCAGTGCGTCCAGTTGCCATCGGACAGCTTGCGCTTACATACGCCATCGTCCCGGCCTTTTGCTTCTATGGTGTAGCCGTCGCCGACATATACGCCAACGTGAACCATTTTCTTGCTGCTTTCGCTGTACTTGAATACGAGGTCGCCCGCACACATGGGGGTTTTCCCGGCGTAGCCCCTGTTTTCGCCGCACATACGGTAAAGCCCCTGGGCGTTGGTGTCGCCCTTCATCCAGTGCTTTATGTCGCTGATGTAGTGTACGATGAGGCCGGAACAGTCGAACGCATAGAGAGGCCGTTTTTCGGCCTTCTCCATGAAATATGTGGCGCGTTTATAATTGACGTCGCTGGTTTCGCGCCGTTCTATCCATGCGTAGGGGTCGCTCATGCTGTCAACCTGCTGCCCCTGTGCACCCCAGACGTACATATCCCCGACATGACTTTCGAGGTATTCTATGAAGCCTGTTACTCTGCTCATCTGCGTTTACCTGCCACCGCGAGGCCGAACCCTATCAGGGCTATGGATACCGCATACGCGAGGACGGAGGCGCCGCCGGTCTTGGGTATCACCACGGGATTTTTTGCGATGGGCTGTTCAGCGGGCTGTGCGGCGTTGAAATAATAGGTTTTGCTCACAGTCCTGTTTTTCTGCATGGCGTTGTAGAGTTCTTCTGCCGTGGTGGCGTTTTCGTATGCCTTATCCTTGACGGTTATACGGAGGGCGGCGGGCTGGTCGGTAACTATGCCGCTCAGGTAATATGTGCCAGCCTCCAATCTCATGTCGTTTGCGTCCAGCTTTACGCCGTCCAGCTCGATTATAAGCTCCATGTCGGTCAGGTCGAAAAACCGGGGTATGCCCAGGTCAACCTTGAGTAGGAAAAGCTCATTGTTGACGTAGGTTTTGGATACCGCCTTGCCGGTCTGGTAGTCCAGCGCGGTTATATCCAGAGTTACGGGGTCTGCGGCGTAGGCTATGGTGCAAATGCACAGCATGAGCATTACCGCGAGGATACAAGTGAGTTTCTTCATTTTGATTTTTTCCTTTCTTTGTTTTTGTTTTTTAATTATGAAAAAAGAGCCGTGCGGCTCCTTATTCCGTGTATTCGCTCCATTTGGAGCTGCCCGCCTTGGGCTTGTAGACGGTGGACTTGATGTGCTGCTCGGTGCATTGCCACGTTTTGCCGTTGTAGGTCACTATGGTGTCTACCTCAATCACCGTGCCGTCCTCGATGTCGCCCCACGCGGGATAGGTCACGGTCTGCACCGCCCAATATGTGCCGAGGTTTGCGGCAGGGGGCTTGTTGCGGCTGTATTTGAGGGCTACATATCCCTCAACCGTATCCCCGGCTATGTAGCGGGTCTCAGCGTCCCACGGTGCGCCCTGCGTGGGAGTAGGGGTAAGCCCTGCCCGCGCCGCCGTCAGCACCTCTACAAGGTCGGTCTCGTGCGCCTCGATTTCCGCTTTACGCACGGCTACCAGCGCCATAAGTTCACTGCGCGTCATTCACATTCACCCCCAGCTCCGCCAGCGCGTCTATATAGTCCTGCGTGGTGGCCTGCGCCTCATGTTCCGTCCAGCTCTGGACTATCGCTTCGCCGTTATCCTCCCAGCTCTCCGTATAATAAAAGCCCTCCTTTGAGGGCATGGGGGAACGGGTCACGGGCTTATAGCCCAGCTCCTTTATCGCCGTATCGTCATTGGTGGAGAGGTGCGCCCCTGCGGGGTGCGTCACACCGTTGATTATAAGCGGCGACTGCAACTCAACCGGCAGGCGTAAATATTCGGGATACTCCCCCGCCAGCTTGGCATAGTTTGTGTTTAGCATTGTATTGCTCCTTTTATAGGATTAGATTATATGAACCGTCTGTATTTGGTGTAGCATTGTAAGGTGTATCGGAGGGTATTACAAAAGCGGGGGCAACGCCATCGCTATTATTAGAAGAGTTGCCATAAACTGTAATACCACCCAAATAATCAACATATTTCACGCCGCCATGGTAGCCGGAAGTATACCCTCCGGTGGAATATTGTGAAGATAACCACCATTCCTCTCCATAACCATTTTTCGTTCGTATTCTGCTTGCATCGTTTGTGTATAATTGCAAACCTACTCCTTCCCATGCAACTTTACCTTCATAGGTTTCATTCGCTCTTCCGCTCATCATAGTCAGCGTTGGAACAAACATCTTACGAGTAACACTCTCAGAACCGGCGAGCGCGAACGTTACATCCATCATTTTATTACGGAGCTTCTGAGGCATTCTATTGTAAATAGTTGTTTTTACCAAATTGTCCAAAGTGCTGTTGGCGTAAAAAGAATACTCACCAAATTTCGAACTGGAATAGATGTTTTTCCTCACCAGTACCACGCCGCCGCTCACAAGATTATCCTTGTCCGCTATCTCATAGTTAGGCGTACCCGCTCCACCGTCCGTGCCTACATTTATCAACGTACCCAGCGGCAACTCGGATATGGGCGCACCGCCGCCCCCTGTCATCATCATTCTACGCCGTAAGGCAAACTGCAAGGGTATCATGCGCTCACAACCTCCTGTACTGCCCACACACCATCGAACACATCAAATTCATACGCTTTAGATGCTTCAATGGTAGGGGCCGCGCCCATAAATGTGCCACTAAATGACACTGATACGCTGCTTCCCGTAGAAAACATGCCGTGCGCCCAGCCGGATGCGGGCGGGGTAAACACGTATGTACCAACAGGATAGGATACGTTATATATGGTGTTTGTCGTAAGCGCCGCGCCGCTGGCGGGGAGTATTGTTGTAGTGATGGGTGCAGCTTGCAAACCCGTTCCAGTCACTTGATATATCATATTATCACCCCATTATTAAAACATTGATAATTAAATCGTTCGTTGGCGGCGTTGTAACGGTGCTTTGAAACGTCAATGCGTTGTAAGTCTGTTTGGCGCAATATATGCCGGTTCTAAGATATTCTTCCATACTGTTAATATTCGGGCTAATAATAACTTTTTTATTCAGTCTCATACCGTCTACCGATACAGCCTGCGTTATACTATAATCACCAACCACCCAATCAGTAGCCACTAATGTTGCAGTTGTTTCTACAATAGGGGCTTGGTAGTCTGTGCCAGCTTCCGCCTGTTGCACATTTGCGCCATTACCTTTTAGTAATCCGGTCAAATTAGTTTGCGTCTCGGTAGTGATCTCGTTAGGTCCTTCTGGTCCTGTGGCTCCAGTCTCTCCGGCAGGCCCTTGGAGGCCGGTGGCGCCGGTCTCGCCCTGTGGGCCCCTGATGTTGACGGGGTCGGGGTTGGCGAGGTCGCCGTTGTTGCTCCATGAGATAACACCCTCGGCAGAGACGGCGGGGGTAAAATACGGGCCGGTGTCGCCCTTGGGGCCGTCCGCGCCCGTGGGCCCTTGGATACCCTGTGGGCCTTGCTCACCCGTATCGCCCTTCGCGCCGGGGTCGCCTGTCGCGCCTTTTTCGCCTGTGGCTCCTTTTTCGCCCTGCGGGATGCCGAACTCAAAATCAAATACCTTTGCGGTGTCCACGCCGCTTGCCGTTACCTTTACGGTGGCGGCGGCTCCGGCGGTGAGGGTGTTTGCCGTGGCGGTAGGCGTGCCAAACCCTGCGGCTGTGCCGGGGTCGCCCTTGGCTCCGGGGTCACCCTTGGCTCCCTGCTCTCCTTGTATGCCTTGCTCTCCCTGTATGCCCTGCGGGCCTTCGGGGCCTTGGATACCTTGTTCGCCCTGCTCGCCCTGCGGACCTTTTATGTTGGCTTCAGGGGGATTGTTCAGGCCGCCGTTATTGCTCCACGAGAGTATGCCCTCTGCGGATACCGAGGGGGTAAAGTACGGGCCGGTGTCGCCCTTAGCTCCGGTGTCGCCTTTCGCTCCCTGCTCTCCCTTTGCGCCCTGCTCACCAGTCGCACCCTGTTCGCCCTTGGGAACGCCGAACTTAAAGGTGAACACTTTTGCGGTATCTGCGCCGGAAGCTGTCACCTCTACGGTAGCGGCGGTTCCCGCGTCAAGGGTGGTCGCCGTGGCGGTGGGTGTGCCGAATCCGGCGGCTTCGCCCGTGGGGCCTTGTTCTCCCCTTGCGCCCGTATCGCCTTTCGCGCCGGGGTCGCCCTTGGGGCCCGTATCGCCTTTTGGGCCAGCGGGGCCTTGCTCGCCTTTTGCGCCCTGTAAGGGGCCGTTGTTTACCCACTTGGAGTTTACGCCGTCCCAGATATATATATCATACGGTTCGCCCGCGCCCACGCCGTAAGCGTCGCCAGCGGAGGGGTTAGATACTCCGGTCTGTAATGCGGAGAGAGAAGCGTAATAGCCTAACACAGCAAATCCTTCGCCCGTGTCGCCCTTGGCTCCCTGTTCGCCCTGTGGCCCCCGTATATTGACTGTGGCGGGGTTTTCCAGCCCGCCGTTATTACTCCACGATAAATCGCCGTCAGCGGTCACAGAGGGCGTATAGTGCGCTCCTGCGGGGCCTCGTTCGCCTGTGGCTCCCGTATCGCCTTTGGGGCCCGTGTCTCCCTTGTCTCCGGGGTCGCCTTTAGGGCCTTGGATACCCTGCTCACCCTTGGGGCCAGCGGGGCCCGTTTCTCCTGCGGCTCCCGTGTCGCCTTTATCGCCCTTCTTACCTTCGGGGCCAGTGGGGCCTACGGGGCCAGCGTCGCCCTGCAAGCCTTTCTTGCCCTCCGGGCCTTGTGGGCCGATAGGGCCTTGCTCGCCACGGGGGCCTTGCAAGCCTTGTATCCCCTGCTCGCCTTTGGGGCCAGTCGCGCCCTGTTCGCCCTTGGGGCCTTGTATTCCTGCGGGGCCTTGTACACCCTGCGGGCCTTGGGGGCCTGTGGGGCCTACCTCACCCTGCGGCCCCGTGGGGCCTGTCGCGCCTAACGCTTGGGATACTAAGTCCTGCACCTCGGCAAGAAGCTGCTCCGCCACGCCGGGGGTGGGAAGGTTGGAACCGGGAAGGTCGGCTATTATCTCAATGGGCCGCGTTCCCGTCCACTTGGCTATGATGTTCTTCTCATCGTTCGCCAGAGTGGCTAAAAGTGTGAGGTTCATCATGCCCCGCTTGCCCGTAAACAGCGGCGTGATATGCCATGTAAGGGTTATATCTTCCCCCACATCTTTATACAGCACATACCTTGCTTCCGTGCCGTCCATGGGCCAGTACGCCTTTATGGTGAACCCTGCGGCGGCAAGGTCTACATCACGGGCATCTAAGGGTATGCTGATAGTGACGGTATCCGCCAGACTTTCACCCTCGATAACAAGGGACTGTATAGGGGTGGTGAGAAGATACTTTCCGTCAACCGTTATTCTGTGCATTGTTCGTCCTCCGCAAGTTTTTCTAAGGCCAGAATACAGCCTAATTTCGCGTCTAAGTCCGCTTTCGCTACAACGGGTATAGAAGTATTAAGTGTGCGTATTATCGCTTGTATAACGGCTTTCTGTTCGTCTGTCATATATCCGTAGCTCCTTTAAATCTGTCATCATGGGTTTTGATATAGTTATAAACAACCTGATACAACGTTTGTCCTTCGAGCGCGGACGGGCTAAAATAGTCAGTGTAATCGGTCGAGTTTTCGCCATACTCTTCAGAAGGATAAACGATGTCCTCTACTCGAATCTTCACCGCCGCGAAAGTTATAGGATTTGCACCCGCCAGCCGTGCTTCCTGCGAAAAATAAGGATTGACTGTCGCGTCAACCCTTTTGTTTACTCTGTCTATCTTAACATCATCTATTACCCAATAATTTACGGGAACGCCCTCTTTTGTAGTTTTAGGTAGATACAACGCCATATCTTTCCTCCAATGCTGATAATCTCCGGTTTAAGTCCTGCACATAAGGCAATAACAACTTGGGCAATCCGCCCTCGTAATCAACGGCGCACGGGACATCTTTGCCATTGATTTTTTCGGTTATAGCGAGTTCGGGGCATACCTTATAGACTTCTTCGGCTATAAGCCCGTAATCCTGCTTACCACTGGATTTCCATGTGAACTTACGGGGACGTAGAGCGTTCACTTTTGCTATACAATCCAACCCCGCATCTTGAATATTCTCCTTGCGGCGTATCGAGGAGGAAGCATAGCCTATATATCCTCCGCCTGATGCCGCCCATCGTAGCGTATAAGTGTTGACAGAATAATCATAAATTTGATCACATTGCAGATAACCTTTAGTAAATATAGTAGCACCGGCGTTAATAGAATAATCAACTCCCAGCGTAACAAGCCCGCTTTTTTGGCCTGACAGGGTTATTTGACCAAGCTTTAACTTACCTCCACTTTGCCCTGAGTACAGCGAACAAGTATTGCCTTCAAGGTAACTGCCGTGTATATCGAATCCCGCAATCGTACCGCCTGATGCATTAAGGTTGCCGGTGGTCACTGTGCCGCTTATGGTGGCGTTTACGCACGTCATCTTGCCGTTTGTATCTATCTTGAAGTTGTTGTTCGCCGTGACAACGCCGTTAAGGTTTATCTTTGACGCGCTTATTGATACCGCTTCCGAGCTTTGATTTATGGTGGAAATAATATTGTCCTTGGTGACGGTGCTCGACAATCCCTCGGCGGTTATTTCAAGCTGTGTCTGCATATTCTGCGTCCATGTGGTAGGCATACATACGGTGTTATCTACCACCCACGCCGAGCCAGTGTAACGCTTTATTTCCTTTGTCGAGGGATTGTACCAGTATTCGCCCTCCTTTGCGCCCGTGGGCGTGGCGGTCTGGTTGTATTTAGGGGAGATGACCGTCTGCCACGCGGAACCCGTCCATACCTTTATCTTGCCATCGTTGTACCATTGATACCCCGTATTCGCGGTTTTCTGGTCATCGTCCCACCCTAAAGAGGGGTCGGTGTCGGATTCAACAGGGGTCAGGAAAGCTACCCGTGTGACCGTCTGCTTCATTCCCTCAACGGTCATTTCTATTTCATGGGCTGCGCGTCCGGCTATGAGCGTCCGGCGGTTCTCCGCGCTTATGGCGGGGCGTGAGGGGGAGCCGGAGCTTATGTACTGTATCCTTGCCCGGCCCTTAAAGGTCAAGTCAATGCGGTAAATGGGGAAGGTATAAGCCCCATCGTCCGTGACTACCTTTATCATGTCGCCCGCTTCCAAAGACCAATCGCCCTTGGCGTCCAGCTCGACAGGCGTAAACGCCGCAAAGGAGTTCAAGCGGTTGTAGATAACCTGTGCATAAGGTCTTATCTGTGCATCGGTATAGCCGTACAGCATAGGGCAGTCTATTATCTGATAAGCGTTCGTCCCCGTGCCGACTATTACGCCTATGTCCTTTTCGGACGCGGCTACTTGTAATTTGTCTATCTTGGCTACCTGATACTCCGATACCACGGCGTTATAATAGTCCGCAGAATTGGCGGTCTTATTAAAGGTAACATCGGCATCGGTGAACCACGCCAGTTCACATACCCCGCTTCGGGATATGCGGGCAAAGGAACACGCCGCCTCGGCTATCCATTGAAGAACTTCCCGGCAGAGAACATCTTGCGTCCTGAACAGCGGCGAATCAAAGGTTTTCCCTGAATTGGGGAAGTCTGCCGTTGAAGCGGGTACGCCGACATGAGCGCAAAGCGCTGTGAAAATATTTTTTAGTGTAGTCGGGTACGAAAGAGAATTAAGAAAAGCATCTGCGCTCACATCGAACTTTACCATTCTGTCATGGGCGGTGATGCTTATTTTTTTAGGTTTTAGTTTATCGGGCTTTTCGGAGATAAACACGCCCAGAGGAACGTATTCGTATTCTTCCCCCACGAGTACGCCTATCGAGGCGGTGAACTCCGTGCCGTCAAAGTTAAAAGAGGACAGCCCCCCGTCAAAGTTAAGGAGTTCTATCCCCAGTTCTGCGGAACACGCCGCACCTATCGTCAGTTCTTCGCCCTCAAATGCCATGCTTGAATAGGTCAAGCCGGAGATAGAGAGGTTTTGTTCCGCTATCTGATTTTCGCCGAATGTCAGCTTTAGCTTTTGGGGCTTGCCCGACATTACGGCGTTACGAAAGCCTGTGCTTACTGTGTACATTTTGCCTCCAATAAAAAAGACACCCGAAGGTGTCACGGAGTATCTATCTTAATGAGCCGATAATTCCGAGTAAAAGCAATATGCCGAATGCGATTAGAATTTTGGTCAGGCAACCGCTCTTCTTAGGTTTACCGCCCAGATATACATTAAATCCGCCGCCTGTCGGCGTGTCGTTTATATTTACCGATTTGGTTTCCGCTGGAACGGCGTTTGCGCCCTTGGTCACTATCTTCGCGGAACCCTCTGCATTGCCGTACAGGCCATACCCGCGCTGGAACCAGAGAGAAATTTTCGCGCTATCCCGCCTGTCTTTTATGGTTATTCGTGCTTTAATGGCTTCATTCCTCGTTCTTATGTCAAACACGTGCCTGCCTACCGGGCATTCTATAAAACTGCGTTCGCCCAAACCGAGCCGACACACTTCTTCACCGTCCTCGCTGACTACAATTTGTTCGGCGTATGAACCTTCCAACTCCGGGCGTTCTATTATCACATTAGGTTCGAGTATCGTTGTTTTTACACGTTCCAAGCCCTCTTGTGCCTCCTGATTGTCCATGTCAATATCAAGAGCACGGTCGTAATATTTTTCGGCGTCATCAAGCATTTGCCGTTCTTCGTAGTCTTTCGCTCTTTTGAGAATGTTATTGATTTCGGACGAGCGATTTATGTTTACCGTTCCGCTCACTTTCTGTACGGCATCGGCGATCATTATCTTGGTTCCGCAATAATTACAGAAACCAAATTCCCTATCCTGATCTAACTCTATATCGGCATTACAGTTCGGGCATTTAAGAGCTATTATTTTCATAACAAACCCCCCTAAAGATATGTAATTTCATTATCACGCCTTTAGGGGGAAGTGTCAATACTCTATTACCGTCATGCTCAAGGAAATATACGCCTTGTTCTTATCACCTTCGGGGAACCAAATAATTTCTTCTTTCCTGTCGCCTACATAAAACGTGCCGGAATAGTTACCCGCAAGGGTCTTAGGGTTCGGACAGGTGAAAGAAAAGCTGTCGGAATCGACAGCCTGCAATATCGCCGAGCATAGCTCCCATGTCAGCACGTCCCACGACAATTCAACGGTCAGCTTCTGCGCTACCATTGTTCGGTTGAGTGTGCCGGAAGCGTCTCTTTCAGCCTCCGTATCGAGGTCAGCGAGTGTCATATTCAGTTTAGAGGGGTCGGGGAGCGTATAGCTCCCCACCTTTAAGCCTATATCATATCTATACATCACACGTTACCTATGGCAATATTGTTCATATTGACCGATTGATTGACTATTCTGCCCAGCTTCGCAGAGGGATACAGTGCTATCTCCACGTCCTTATCCGCTATTCTCTTGAGCAGGGCTATGATGGTTTGGGTATCCTTATCGTTCAGCCCGCCCATTATGGATTGCAGCTTATCAAGGGGGGCTATGACTTCGGGATTGTTCTTGGCGTTGGCGTATTCGCCCACCTGCGCCAATGTGTCACCATACACCAGACCGCCCTTTGCAAAAGCGGGAACTCCTATGCTCGTATCAACATTCAATGCGCCCTGCAAAGATTTAGAAATATCCGCCATAGACCGCACGGCAGCGGCCTTTCCGCGCTGGATACCTTGCGTCATGCCCGCCATAATGTTTCCACCTATTCCGGCGAATACCTTTGAAGGAGAGTGAATGCCGAATACGCTCTTTGCGGCATCTATAACGCTTCTGAACTTGTCTGTTACCCAATTTTTGAATGAAGTCCAGGCGTTATTTATGCCCTGCTTGATACCGTCTATAATAGCGGAACCAACTTCCTTGAGTTTGTTAGCCGCGCCGCCCACTATACCGAACGCGCTCTTAATCGCATTCATTACGGGGGTGAAGATATTGGTTACTACCCATGCGCCGATTGTGGCAAGAACATTTTTAATACCTTCAAGCATACCTTGAATAACATATCCGCCCTGTTCCGCCATTACGGTAGAGGGAGAGTGAATTCCAAATGCCCTTTTGAACCCTTCGATGAACGGCCTGCATATGTGCTCATATATCCATGTGCCGATATTAACGAGAGCATCTATGATACCCAAGAACAGGCCAGCAACAACATTGCCTCCAGCTTGTTCCATAATGCCCCTCCACCACTCCGTTACGCTTTGCCATGCGGGTTCTATCAGCCCGACAATGAACGCCGTAAGGCCGCCGAAGGCTGCTCCAATACTCTCAAGGAGCCTATCAACCAGCCCGTTCCAGTCTATAGTTCCTATAAATTGCGCTACCTTGTCGCCCAATTCCTGCCAATTTACCGTTTCAAGCGTCTGAATGGCAACGTCAAACAGGCCGCGGAACTTAGCATTAAGCATTTCCGCTATGAGTGCCACGTCAAGGTTTTCCACCCATGCGTTTATAGCATTTCCTAACCCCTGCCCTAATCCGGCCCAATCGGTTTGCGACCAGAATGTATACAGAATATCGATTATGGCGTTCATGCCGTCCGCTATGGTTTTGCCCATCAAAGACCAGTCAAAATCAGCTATGAAGCCGTTCATACCGTCCGTAATGGCCTTCATTATCTCTACACCCTTAGGCCGCAGGGTATTGTTTATCCAGTTATCCAGAATAGACATACCCTTATTCATGCCTTGGGCGATTATCTGACCTACACCATACCAATCACCTGCGGCAATAGCGGCTTTAAGCTTGTCTATCCATTTTGCTATATCAGTCGGGAGAACATCGGCTATATCGGTTTCCTCAAACATTTTACCGATATCTCCGGCGCCACCGCCGCCGCTGTCCTTCTGCTGCTGGATAAGGTTGATCTGGTCGAATCCCGCAAGGGTTCCTTTCAGTTCTTTTGCGGCCTTGTTGGATTTATTGAGGGATTTAGCGTAATCCTGCTGGACATAAGCGGCTTTTGTGAAAGTGCTTTGCCCTCTTAGCTTTGCAAACATTGCGCCTATCATATTGAACAGGTTAGCTATTGCCATCGTAACTTTTGTTATAACAGGCATAATGGCTTGCAACGCGGGCAGGAATGCGCTTGCGATAGAGTTCTTTGCATAAGTAAATCCGCTCTGGAGGTCTGATAATGTAGCATTAGCCTTTTGAGAGGCCTGCGCCATATTCTTAAACCCTTCCTGCACACCCATTATCACGGCGTTTATGCTTCGCCATATAATCATTCGCGATAGGATTTTACCGACTGCTTTACCTAATTTTGAAAAGAACCCGTGTGTTTTGCTTGTCGCGCTTTTTGCTATGGACGGCAGTTTACTAAAAGACTTCTTAATGGAAGAACTCATTTTAGTAAACGCATTTGCGCCTTTCTTGGCTGCTTCTTTTGCCTTTTCAACCAGCTTAGAAAAACCGCCTCCGCTATTGCCTATTTCTGCCTCGGCTTCCTTGGCCTTTTCTTTCATCTTCTGTATCTGCCCGGTCACAGACAGGATTTGCCCTCGGACACGTTCAAGCCCCTGCCCTGTGCCGCCGCCCTCGGATAGCTTTTCTTCCGCGCCTAAGAGCCTTTGCAGCTTATTATAAAGCTCATCGAGCTTCATGTTGAACAGCTCGGCAGTATTCGCTTCCTTAACAAACTCTTCCGCTAAGTCACGGCTTACGGGCTGGGCTTCCTTCGGTACTAAGGCTTCCGCTTCGGCTGCCGGGTTACGTCCCTTAAAGGCGTTTGCCCCGAATCCGGCGGGAACCTTGCTCATCGCCTCGTCTAATCTGCGCTCTACTTCCTCGGCGGTCTCCGCGACCTTATTTAAGGATTCACATTGCCCGTCCGCCATCTGTTCAAACGCATTGCTCTGTTCGCTTGCGCTGGCGGATATTTTGCGCGTCTTTTCATTGAGCATTTCGGCTGCCTGTGCGGCTTTCCGCTGCGCGGCTTCAAGCGCAAGGTTTGACTTGGCTATATCGTTCGCGTACTTCACCCTTGCGGCTTCGGTTTTAAGCGCTTCCCTTTCCGCTACGGCTTGTGCGCGTATGGCCTTTGCGTTCTGCATACTGCTTGCCGACTGCTTTACAAATCGGTTAAGTCTGGTTTCCAGCTCGGTCAAGACCTTCTCGGCGGTTGAAGCATCACAACCGACTAAAATTTGTAATTCTTCAACGACCACGGACATATCCTCCGAATTTATTTCTTATTTCGTCTATCCTGTTGTCAAGGCTCCGCTCCCACGACGCAGGAACAAACAGTTCTTCGTACTTCGGCAAATCGTGCTTAGTCTTGGAGAACATATTGCTTATGTTGGCGGCAATAAACCTTGATACCAGCACGCTTGAATAGTACATTTCCCTGCACTGGTTTTCCTCGCGGGCTTCGATATAGTCTACAATATCGGCGGGTTCATGCTCCCAAAACTGATTTGGGAGCATTCCCGCCATGCTTGCACGTTTGAGCAAATCGTAGATTATATCGGTGAAGTCCTTTTCAATGTTTTTCTTAACGTCCTCGAACTGCTCTCTTAGCGAACGACGCTCTTTGCCACGTCCGCCGCCGCCGCCGTTATCGCCTCGGTCATTGCCGCCGACATATCCAGCTTGTTTAAGGGCTCTCTCATATAGTCCTGAATGCTCTGCCCTTTCAGGTCTACACGACCGAAAAAACCCATGCCGTAAGCGAAGTTCACCAGCTCGGTATAGATATCCTCCATGTAAGTACCCTGCTCCATGAGCTTATCAAACTCATCGAACACGGCCTGCTTGCTCTTAGGTTTGGGGTTTGCAAACGACATTACCACATCTGCAAAGAAATCCAAATCGCCCTGCTCGTAGGCGGTGAGGAACTTTACTTTGAGATTAGGAGCGCCTATTTTCTGTTTGAGGTCGCAATAAGCCTTGCAGGAGGCTTTAAGTTCAAATTCACCGATATTCATACTACTCTCCTTTATGCGGGGGTGGTCACGGATTCGCCGTTGAACAGGTCAACATAGGAAGTCGTTTCGCCCTGGAATGCGATATATACGGAATCGCCGACAAGGTTGACGGAGAACGCGCCCGTCTGGGCGTTGTTCGCCTGCTGTCCGCCCGCGTACATGGATACGACCTTGCCCTTATAAAGAATGCCAGTGCCGAGCTTGGTAGCATCGGAAGGGATTTCGTACTCTTCGTAAATCCAGATAACATCACCGACCAGAAGCCCCATCTTCGCCATATTGCCGGTCTCGGCGGTGAAGTCAGGAACAAAGGAATACTCGAATACGGGCATTTCCTGCTGACCGGCAAGGTTACGCACGAAGTATTCAGATATAATGTTTACGGAAACCTCGGAGGGCGAACCGCCCTTATCGGGGGTTTGGGTAAGACCGGCTATCTCGGTCTTGTTTGCCATAGTGTAAGCGGTATCATAAAATACGCGCTGGCCTACGGAAGCTTGATACTGTGCCATATATTTCTCCTTTTAAAAAGTTTTGGTTTTTTTGAAATAGACTACGTTGACGTGCCATTTCCCGTTTGAATCGCGGTATGGCTCTGTCGTGCGGGTCTTTATGTAGTGTTTTTCCAGCATTGCGGCGTGAAGTTTGTCAGCCAAATCGAGAACGCCTGTAAATCCCTTGGTGCTTATGTAGGTCTCGCCCCACACACCACATCTTATTGAGGTGGCGGGAAGCGCTTCGCCCTCTAAAGATTTTACCGATGTCTCCTGTGTGATGTTCAATGTCACGATAGGATACCTTTCGGGGGTCTCGTCAGATTCCGGCTGAACCTCAACTTTAAGTTTTTTGTTAAGATACTTCTGAGCGTCCTTATAGATATTCGTCATAGCAGTTTCCTTATCTCGTCCGCCACGGACTGAACAACAAAATCCTTTGCCGCGTCAAAGGCGGGCTTCATATAGGGGTGAGGGTGTGCGCCATAAACCTTGTAGAACAGTCCCTTCTTGCTTAGGACGGTCTCAAAGTTGTACTTGCTCAGGTCTGCCATGCTCTCATGGACATACCACGGGATTTTTGCCGAAGAACCCAACTCGTTATAAATACCCGTACCGTATTCCAGCGTCATAGCCTGCGGGATAGCTGCGGTATGGACTTTGCCCTTCACGGCCCCCGTTTTTTCATCGAAGATGGTAAATTCTATCGAATCCTTCAACTCCCCCGAATCAACGCGAACCATGGAGATAGCTATATCCGCCATTTCCTTACCGCCGCTCTCTGTCCCTTTTCGGATGGCAGACTGAATATCCGGCCTTTCAAACCTCTTTATGACTTTAACTTTGGCGTTAAACATACTTCTTTGCCGTATATGTCGAGAACCCACGGGCGGAATTGACGGATTCCACAATATAGCTCGGCGTTTCCTGCGGGTCGTTTAAGCAGATTCCGTCACCCTCGACTATCTGAACAGGCCCGTCGGAGGGGTCTTTGCAGATTTTGATATATTCCTTGATACGTTCGCCGTACATGGCTATATCCTCTGCGCTTCCGGCAGAGTTAGCCACAAGTTTATACCGTCTGACTAAGGCCCACTCCGAAACAACAGTCTGCCCGTTCACCGTCTCCTTAATGGGGGCAAGCACATAAACGTCCTTCTTATCCTTCGCTCTCATATACCGCTCCTAACGGGTTCATTTTGCCTTTTAAGGCCTGTTTAAGGTTCTCGGTAATATCTATATAGTTAGTGGACACTCCCGCCGCAGACTGGGAATTAAAGGCTTCTGCGCCCATCTTCCCTATCGCCTTTACCGCCGCGTCCTCTATATAGGGCTCTAACCACTTCGGAGGCTCCTTGTAGCGGGTAATGGCACACGCTATTGCGGTATACCGCTCCAAAAACATCAGGATAACGCCGTCCGGCGCACCCGTTTGAAGCTTTACGTTGTTTACCATTACCTCATTCATTTATTCCTCCTTCTTGGGGCGGCCCCGCCGCTTGGGTTCTTCTTCCTTAAACTCTCCTTCGTGTTCGTATCCCAGGGCGATAAGCTTTCTTATCGTCGCTTCGTTGGAAGTCTCAAAAAGGCCACGCACAAACTGTGCTATGGCCTTATCTTCCTTCACATCAAAGGGGATACTCGTTTTGTTCCCCTGATAGAATTTCATGGTTATTCAGTGGTGAGGTTGGTTATCTTACCGTGGAGCCATTCGGGGCCGTAGTTCAGACCTACCTGTCCGAATATCTCGCCCTTCTTGCCCGCGCCGTTCTTAGCCAGCTCCTCAAAGAAGAAGTTGCCCTTGCCGGGGGTGGGCTGCTCTACAAGATGCACTACATCACGACGGAAAAGAAGTATCTGGTCTTTGGGCATGGCGCGGGAAAGGACTATGCCCACATCGCCGAAGTCAGTGATAAGGCGGGTCACGTTCACACCAGCCTCCATGCGGGAATCCGGCATCTGCATGGAACCCTCATACAGCGCGGAAATGGCCGCCTTCTGGAAGGAATTGCACATCAGTATCATGCCGTTCACGTCGCCGCCGTTGTCGAAGATGGACTTGACCAGTGACTTTATCATGGCCTTGGTCAGCGCGGCAGCGGTAGAACCTGAGCCCTTCGCGTCTATGACGTTGGTGGTCAGCGCGGTAAGAATACCACGGGACTTGTTGATGGTAGCATCGGTGGTAGCGGCGTTATACTCGCCCTGCAAGGAAGTGAACTCTATATCGTTGGCGATATTGAGCATCTGGCGGGAAATCTGCCAGTTCCACTCGTCGCCGGGGTTCGCCTGCTGACCGGCTATGTTGATACCGCTCATAGTACCCATGTTAGATTCCTTGGCATAGGAAATCTCGCAAGCCCTCTGGTATATCTGGGTCACGTTGGTATGCTGGGTGCGGGTTATCTTCTTGGTGTCAGGCGCGGTCATGGATGCCTGCTCGGATATGGCAGGCTGGGAGGGAGTATCGAGGGAATACTCCTGATCTACCGCGAACTGAACGTGATTGGTGTACTGAGGCTCCGCTATAAGGTTTATAAACGGGGTCTGGGTGTTGCTCTTGGTGTAGAGCAGGCCGGAATAGTTAGGTACTGCAAAACTCATTATAGGGGCGTTTGCCATGATATTTTCTCCTTTAAGTTAAGTCTATTTTTTTGGATTGCGCGAGGGTCATAAGCTGCACTTGCTTAAGCATATTGCCCGACTTGACAGCTTCCGCCCACTCCGCTTTGATTTGAGCGGCTTCATTTGCCTCTGCCCCGGAAGCAGGGGGTGTGCCGCCGCCCAGAAGGTCAGTTTTCGCTTTCTGCTCCGCCGCAATCACCTTGGCGGACAGAAGCTTTACGATGGAGTTCGCAAAGGCCGTAGCCTTATCCGTCTCCGTGAATGTAGGCATTTCGGGGAAATCGTCCTCTTTCAGCCCTGCTCCGGCAAATATCTTGCCTATTTCAAGGCTGCAAATCTTAGTCTTGTATTCGTTCTCCGCGTCCTTGGCGGCCTTTTCCGCTTCGGCCCTGCGCTGCTCGTCCGTCATTTCCTTCTCCTTATAGGATTTAAGGTTCCTCGACAGCTCGGCGGCCTCGGAGGCTTTTTTGTCGAATACATCTTTTTTTACATATCCTGTATAATCAGGTGTAAATTCATAAGAGGAATAAAGCGCAAGCTTTTCCTCGGCGGTCATATCTTCCCGATAGCCTTCCATTTTGGTAATGTCTATTTTCATTTTTTCTCCTTTGGGATTTATGTCTTCTCTGACAAAATGGGATTTATGCCTTCTCTGGCGTAAAATAGCACCGGCAATTAGGATGTTTTGTCGGTATTTTGTCTATTGGATAAATTTTTCCGTTGCGTTCTTCACACTCTTTGCAAACTTTTTCATCGTCCTGTGTGTGCCACTTGATTTTTTTATAACCGTTGTCCTTAAAGGCCCTTATTACGGTCTTATCTTCAACGGTGATGGCGAATTGGTCTGTTTGCCATGTCACATAGTTCAATCCCCGCGTGAAATCCTGCTTTATAGGGGGATAATTGACGGTAGGGGGGTCTTTGCCGGAGTACTCGGCATCTGCGATTATGGATTCAGCCAATCTTGCCCCCTTTCTTTCCAGTTCTTTTGTGAAAACATATTTAACAACAGGGTCGTAATCGTCCAGAATACCTATTACCCACGCTTCGAGTATCCTATCCGGCCCGTTATGGTCTGCGTATGCTTTCTTGGCTATATCCAAGTACGCTTCTTCGGATAATCTCAGGATTTTTCTGTACAGAAGATTTATCTGGTCGATTACCTTTGTGTTGGAATCAATATAAAAGAGCGTTTCCTTAGTTTTCAGAAACGCCCTCGTTATTGTTTTCTTCAGGCTCTTCGCCCGTTCGTCCCCGTACTCGTACATTCATTGCCTCCGCTATTTCGTTTGCCTCCTGCTTATCCTGTTCAAGCTTCCGCTGATGAGCGGCTTCGGAATCTTCCACGAAAGACACCATATCAAGAATGTCCTTATCTGAAAGTAGCCCGGAGCCCTTGACTTGGGTCATGAACTGCGCCTCGTCCGTCATAGAGGAAGGAATATTCCTTGCGAACGCCACATCTAACACTTCCCAATTATAGTGGTTGGCGGTTCCCTCATTCATCAGCGCGGTTATCTTCTGCGCCCTGCCCTCCAGCAGACCTTTTTCAAAGTTACGCTCATACGCTATTATCGTGTTATCCATACCGTAGTTCTGGTATCTGACGGCCTGGATATTCTGATACACTTCGGCTATTTCAGTGGGGTTAGTCTGGCCTAAAGAGGCGTATATATCGCCAGTCAGAATGTCGAAGTACCCTTGAATGGATTGTATGTCAACATTCTTTATCAGCCATTCAACCTTATTATCCTCGCCCAGATATAAGGTCTTGAATTTGGACAGCCTTTCGTGGAGCTCTTCTTCGTCCTCATCGGTTTCGGGCTGCATATAGCCAATCATAAGAAGAATGGCCTCATCGTTATATTTAAACGTGTTGGAAACGTTGTTCAGAATGGCATTTCTCGCGTGAACCAATGGAAGAACCTTTTCAAAATACCCCTCCCTGTTTGGCATGGGGTATTCTACAATGGGTATGCCGCAAGTCTTAAGCAGCGCCATTTCGGAAGCTGTGGCGGGTTCTTCCCGAACGTTGCCGTCAAATATATACTTTGTCCAGCGGTCATCCGTAATCAGTTCATAGGTCTCATACTTCCGATTGTCCACGAGCGAAAAATATTCTTCTCGAATGATAAAAGCCGTGGGATTGCGGTCTATAGTCTGGTCGTGGAACAACATTGCTTTTCTGGGATCCACGGGCTTGAACTTTGGAGCGATCAGGCCGTCCCTTTTAGAAGCGTATATCCGTTCGTATGCCGTGCCGCATATCAGCGCGGAAGTGGCAAGCCGCATATTCTCTTTGTCCTCATGGTTCCGGCGCATTATCGCACGATAGCGGTTCAAATATGCGTCGTCCCTCGGATTCTTATCGGGCAAATCCTCAAACTGCATCTTAGGCCGCCCGGCAACATCGGAAGTCTTTTTGACTACCGTATTCGTCTGAACATAATATTTGCACGGTGAGCCTATGAAGTACCCGGCGGCTATGTCTACCGCGTATTTAGGGATAGGGGAATATATACCATTCAGGTCAACGCAGTCGTATTCCTTGTACATATCGCACCTTTTCAGAATGGAATCCTCCAGCGCACAGCCGAATACGGTTCTTATATTATCCCCGTTTATCCTGCGGGCTTCTTCCCGCGTTAAAATCATTTCTGTCACAGTATCCTACCTCCGCCGATAAGCTTAGTACCGGCAAATATATCATATCCCAGGGCATATGAAAGCGCGTCTATGCCGTGGTTGTCTGCGTCCTCCGGTATGTCTAACTTCTGTCCGGCGGAATCCGTTTTCCACCGATAAACCTTAAATTCTCCTATCAGGTTCACACATTTCTGGTCGATTATTATTTCATAGTCGTGCAACCAGTCTATTCTTCGGGTGATAGCGGACTTCGCCCCCTTGGCTTTGCCCTTCTTGCATTTGTCCGCATGGATGCCCATCTCTTTAAGCTCTTTGATACGGTCAGGCTCCGCCGCGTCACAGTACACTACATGGCCCAATGCCTTATTGTAGATCAGCTCCCCGTATTGGCGGGTAGTGACCTCGTTCACGAATAATTCATCAAACACATATATCTTGTGGTTATGCTTATCCAGCGAACACTTAACGAAAGCGCAGGGGTGATTATATCCGAAGTCGCTGCCGACACGGATATTCCTAAATTCCCTGCCGGACAGGTCTGCAATATTCCAGTGCTTTCCGCGCTCGAACACGGTAGAACCTAATCTGCCAAAATTCCCTAACGTATCTACCCATAATCTTTGCCCGGTGGATTGCTCCCTTTTCTGAATATCTTCTTCGGTAAGAAAACGGTTGTCGGCATAGGTCGTTTTCAAAATAAAAACATCTGATCCTTCAACTACACCTCTTGCGGTCTTGTCTTTCAGGGTCAGAGATTTCAGTTCGTCTATTGACTTCACATCGGGGTGATGCCACAAGGGTTCAAAAAAGACCTTATAAAGCCAGTGCGTTTCAGGGAACGGGTTGAACGCCATTATTATCCTCTTGTTCGGTTGAGGTAGTCCTCTCAGCTTCGCGTCCTTATCAATACCTCTCAAACAGTTATCCAGAACTTCAAAAGCCTCATAGGAGGGGCATTCGTCACCTTCCTCCATGAATATGTCGGTCAGTATACCCTTCTTTGGCTTCAATGACTTCAATCTCCGTGTTTCCTCTAACGCACCGAAGATTATCTGACGGCCATTATACAGACAGGTAATAGTCATGGTGGACTTGTCAACGGAAAACTCGTCTGTAAGCCCCCATTCGTCTATTACAGAGATTATTTCATTAAAGCAAGAGGTTCTTAAGTCCACCTTGTAATAACGGCACACAAGCCAATTATGGCCGTTATAGGTATCAGCTACTATCTCCCTTACAATGTGGTTCGATTTGCCGGAGCCGCGTCCGCCGAAAATGAGCTGCACTCTCGCTTTCTCATCGAGGGTGCAGGCGTACACATCATTGAAATCGTCCTTGAGGATAAGGCGCGGTTCACCGTTACGCAGCTTGAAGTAATAGACCACATCGTTAGGGTCAACGTTATACTTGGCACAAATTGTGTAAATGTCCATTTTGTGGGGGAGAAAAAATGTGCGGGGAGCTATATGTTTGGCGCGTCCCCCCTACAAAAACCACCCCCCCGTGGCACCCCCCTCCGATTATGCAGCATATACATACATTTTTGCGGTGCATAAACGGGGTTATTCACCAGCACTTTTGTATATCTATACACAGTATGCAGGTACTAACCCCGTATTATTCAACACTTTATACATTTTGTTTTATAACTATTCGTTAAACTACACTTTAACGAATACTTGAGCCGGAAATATACAGACTATGCAAACGCTATACATTGCCGTCAGACCGCCCAAAACCGCCTCTAACCACTCTATCAGCATCGGCCTGGGAGACCTCTACCCGTACCCCGTCAACGTCCCCACAGCGGCTCAAAATAGCCAGAGCGGCGGCCGTAGAATCCCGTGCATAGGGGGCATTTAGGTTTTTTTCGAGGACTTTTTGCGCACGAGAACGCATCCGTTGATAAAATTTATCATCCTCCTTGCCCCGCTCTGCCAACTCCTTGTCCAGCGCGGCCTGAAACACCGGGAACTCCCGGAACCACCGCCACACGGTAATTTTGTTGACTCCTACCCGGTCGGCGATCTCCTTGTAGCCGCTCATGTAATGGGTGGTGCCGTCCTCCTGCTCCTCGCCCCATACCCACAACTTAACGGCCTGGCGCTGCTCGTCTGTAAGTCCTGGTCTACAATGGGGCTGGCCTCTGTACTGCTCTTTACTGCTTGCCATACGTTACACCTCCTTAATCCGCAACGGTAATTTATTTATTGCGATAGTTTATCCCCCCTTTATGGGGGACTTTGACAATCTTTTCAATTTTTCTTTTTTTATTTTTTTCCGCCCCTTCGGGGTTCGGTCTAATACTCCATATTGATATTATAATAGGTATTTACCCCCGCAAACCCCCGCATCAAAAGTTTTTGCCTTATTATTTTAGTTTGTTTATCTTTTCGGTTGACTTTTTAATCTGGCAGGTATATAATATAGACATAACAAGAGAGGAGCACACGACAATGATGACGAGGGACGAGAACGTGATAGTATACGGCACAGCTGCCGACGGCATCAGGGCATGGCGCGGGTTAGCGTGGCGCGATTACAGCTGGAACGGGGAAATAATCAAGGAGTGCAAGGCGGGCAGTTGTGTGCCAGAGTTTGGGCATGATCACGATGATGAGATAGCGGCCACCATAGCCAACATGATTAGGCCCTATGATTGCGATATATATATACGATTCGGCGAGTTACCGCGGGGAGGGCGGTCTACTAACTGGGCCACCGGCGAGATGGAGGCCGGCATATCCGCCTATGATACCACGTATGACGGGGTAACGGGTTGCTACAAATGTTACGGCGCACTGCAAGGGGCGGAGATCAACTACCTGATGCGCGGAACGAATATATATTTTGTGACTGGTGATGTGGTCGACACCGGGAGTGATGGGGAGCCGCTGCTGGCAAACGTTAATATAATTGCCGAGGCGCATGTAACCGAGAATGGCTATAAGGCAATATAACGCAGAGTGACGCCCGCAAGGGCGGTAATGCGGCAGGCCGGTCACAAGCCCGGCGGCAGAAGGAGGATATGAAAATGGTACATTTTAACACGTATGACGAGGCGGTGGGAAATTGCCGTGGTGATGAGGTTGTGGTTGAGGTTGACGGCGGCTGGGCCGTTATGTCCGTAACTGATTATCGCGTCTGGGTCATGCAGGATTAACGGAGGTGAGCACATGACAGATAACACGGTTAAGGCCCTGGGTCGGGCATATGGTATAATGGCGGCGCAGCTCCCCGACATCATCGGGGCGCACTGCCGGGTGCAGACAGCTAATATGTGGCCCATCCGTGGGCTGGGTGAGGGCTTGCGGTATATGATTATTAACCGCAAGCTCACACCCGATGTCGACAGAGCCATACGGGACGCGCTGCAAGGCGCAGAGGATGTAACCGAGGATGAGCACGCGCTGCCGCTCAACCAGCAAGGTATGTGGGAGCTTGCCTATATGCAGGGCCGGTGCGCGCCCGTGCTCTGCGACGGCGAGTATTTGCGGGATCAGCTCAAGGCCCGCAATCTGACGTTGGAGCAGGCCGCCGAGGCCTGTGAGGTAAGCAAGGCCGCAGTGCATTCGTGGTGTGCCGGGATCAAGCCGATACCGCAAGCGCGACGGGAGCTGCTGGCGGCAAAGTTTGGGATAATAATATAAGAGGGCTATATCAGCCCTCTTTTTCTATGTCCTTATAGATTAGATCGGTTATATAGGCGTTAATGCTTTTTCCTAACTTTCCCGCTCTCTGTTTTATTTTTTCTTTTTCTCCTGCTTTTACTGTGATTTCAAGTCGTTCATACGTTTTTGAGTTGTATTTTCTTTTTGCCCTCGTTGCTGATGTGCCCATGTTATCACCTCCGCAATAATTATATCATTTCTGGCATACTGCTGCAAGTATATCTTTCTAATTCTTTAAGGCTTTTCCCTTAATATTTCAGTTGACTATATACTCCCGTAAGTATATAATAGAGACATCGAAAGGGGAACCACCCCGAACAATGGAGGGAGAAAGCAATGAAACGGTTTCATGTTTTTAAGGATGGGACAATGCAAGCAAGTACAACCACGAAAGAGGAAGCCATTAGCCTAATCCGTCAGCAGCAAAAGCGAGAAACGCACCCGATTCTGCGCTCTGAGTACAGCATTATTGCGGGCGAGGAGGAATTTATCCCATACCCGTCCCAGAAGAAACAGCCAAAGGGAAAGAACACTATGGAACAATAAGGAGGCGCTTTTTATATGGCAAGCTACAGAATCGAGAAGAACGCACAATATAACAGCAATGAAATTTATTTTAAAAGCAAGCCCGCCGCCGAGGTTTTAACCGCTCTGCGCGGTCTGAAAATGCGCTGGAACCCGAAGAAGGGCTGCTGGTACGGGTTCGCCGCTCAGAATGATATACTGGCGGCCATCGGTGAGCATGATAACGAGCTGGGCGGCACGATCTCCGAGGGCTATTTAGGGGCTACCCGCTGGGACGGCAACAAGTCCGGTAAACACCTGCACGGCGCCGAGCTGTCGAAGGCGGTCCGGGAGGAACTGAAGGCCCAGGGCATTAAGGGCGTAACGGTGAGCTGTAAGACCTACTCCGGCGGGCAGTCCGTAAGAGTTAGGGTCAACGCTACCGCGACCGACTTCGTGAGCCGTGACGAATACATTAATAATTATAGCTGTAACGATATAGGTTACTGGCTTTATACTGAGGACGGCGAACAGATACACCGTGAAAAATGGTTTGCATTAGACGGAGACGAGCAGCAGCGCACGCTCCGCAGCCATGCCGCCCGCGAGTATGATTATTACATCTCCGGCAGTCACGACATTAACCATTATAGGATTGATGATAACAAAATCTATACCGAGGCCTTCCGCGCAAAGCTGCACCGCATCAACGCCGTTCTTGACGCATTCCATCATGATGACAGTAACAGCATGGTTGATTATTTCGACACTAATTTTTACCGCGATATAACGGTTGTGGCGGCGTAAAGCCGCAGTATGATTTTAAGGAGGTACAATATGCGTTATCAGGTTATTACATGGACGAGGGGCGAGGGGCACGACGAACGGCGGAAGTTTAGCACCCTCGCCGAGGCCCGCGCCGCCGCCCGTATCTACCGCCGAGAGTGCGACGGCGTGGGGATATATGATTTCCGGCTTGGGGTCGTTCGGGAGACCTTAGGACGGTTCCCCGATATATGATTGCATGATTTTCACGTTCTGCATGATTCTGTCATCCGGGCCGTACATCAACGCATGATTCGCCGCTTCCAGGGCTTCTCTGGGGCGGCCCGTGTTATAATAGGCTATAGACAGCATATCAAACGGCAGCGGCCCCCACGGGTCAGGCTCGCAAATGTATGATAATGGCCTTTCCCGTATGTTTACGCATGATTCGCCGTAATAGATGCATGATTTCCAGTTTTTAGCATGATACATGATTTTCATCATTTCAAACCATGCTTCGCGGTATTCGGGGGCCTCGATTATAGCCCTCTGTAGCCACGCCTCGGCCTCTAATTGTTTTCCCTGCATGATTTTACACCGAGCAATGAAACGCATACTGGCGGCCCGCTCAGGCGGCCACACGGCACTTCTAAGGGCAAGATGTTTCTCAAGCGTTTCAATGGCCTTGCCGTATTCCCGATGGAACATATATTCGCGGCCTAAGTAATGCATGTTTCGGTCGTTCTCCGGCTCTTCCTTAACCGCCAGCTCCAGAAGCGGCAGGTAATTGCTGCGGCTTTTCTTCTCATCGGGCCAATGGTCAACCCTCAACGGCAAATCGCAGTATGATTCTTCGCCGTATGATTTCAGCACTTCATGAACGGGATTCTTCCAGTAGTATGATTTTGTATGAATTTTATCGGCGTTGAATGATACTCCGTCTCTGCCGTATGATTCATGGCTCCAAACATATAAATACCTTCCCCGCGTCCCGTGGAAGTTTTTCCGTATGATTTCCGCCCAGCCGGGCTGTATGATTTCGTCCAGGTCGAGGCACACCAACACGTCCGCATCTTCCGGTATGATTTTCAATGATTCATTTCGCGCTACATCAAACCTCCACGGCTGTATGATTTTGGTTTTTACGATGCAGTTGTATGATTTCAGCTTATCAACGGTTTTGTCTGCGCTCCCCGTATCGAGAACGCAGACATAATCAGCCTCTTTTGCCGTCTCATACCACCTGTCAACGAATTTTTCTTCGTCTTTAGCTATGGCATATACAGCTATTTTCATTTTCTCCCCTCAAAAAACAGTTGATGAAATAAATCTGCCCTTTCCCCGTTACTTTCGGGGTGCGTGTTATTCTGGTGCTTCCGTCAGGGTTGGCTATAACCGTTTCCTTTATCTCAAAATATCCGGCTTCCATAGCCTTTTGGGTGGGCATATTCCAGTTTTCGCCCTTCTTGCATAACCAGCCGTTATCCCTCAACCATGTGAACATTCTGTTAGCCCCTATGGGCTTCCCGTTCTGGCGTATCATCTTTGCAAGCTGTCCCACTAAGCAGCTATCGTGTGAGGCTTGCACGGCCTCCGCAAACAGCACTTTGGGGGCGTTGTGTTCTACTGTCGCTTCAAGCTCCTTCCGCCGCTCCTGCTCTTGTTTAAGGGCTGAAAACACCTTTATAGCGTTGGCGGGGTCGGCTATCATCTGTTCTATCGTGGTCGGCGTGGCGTACATACCATGTTTACGGATAGAGGGGAGGACTTCATCAAACACCCAGCGTTCAAACTTCTCAGCGGTGGGCAGCTTGCTATGGGTTATCAGGCGATATACATCACCTTCCGTGATAAAAAGCATCTCCTGTTCGCCACCATTGGTAGGGGTACGCCGTTTTACCGTACCCTTTGCATGGGCGGTAATTGCTTCATTCGGTCTTGCATATCCGAGTGCTTTTGCTACATCAGAACCGCAGAAAAGTGTAGTACCGTTTTCGGTAATGGTTCTCATCTCTCCAAACTGGTTGTTATTGAATATCTGTAGTTCGTTCATTGTAACTCCTTTCATCACCTGTAATTTGGCCTATTAGCGCGTTTAGAACGTTTATGTTTTTGTAGATTATAGCAAAGGCCCCATTGCTCATTATCGAATAATTTGAGACATACTCCGATACCAAGAAATTATCCGTGTAGTCAAATACCGCTTGATTTACTGACGACTGTATATCCCTTGCCAATTCTAAGTCCATTGTTACTTTCTCCAATGCGCTGATTATTCGGGTTTTTTCCATATAGTAAACCTCCATTTCCTTGACCGCAGGAGGCAGACATGATACAATTTATCTGCCTGATGTGGCACGTGAGGTTAGCGACAAATCTTGTCCCTTGTCATCGGCGCTAACCTCGTCTTTTTAGTTTTGGAGTGCTGCTTCTATGGCCTGCCGTATAAACTCATTTCGCGTTATTCCTCTTTCCCTGCAATATGCTTGCACTTGCTCATTTGTTTTCTCTGTAAGACGAATACTAAACTTAACGTTTAACGGCTCCTCCACGGGCGGCCTTCCTACTTTGGGTTGGGACTTCATTCTTTCCCCCTTTCTTTTTGTCCCTCGTCAATTACAGTATATTCATGAGGAACAAAAAATCAATATATACATCTATTGTTTTTCCTTATACCGCCTTTCCATGTTGTAAAAGCCTGAATCAAGCATATCTCACTCCGGTATGTCTATGTATTTCATCATTCTGTCTATCGCACGTTCTTCAAGGTGTTCTATTGCCTTGGGGGATTTATCCATTTTTACACCTACCCTGGTATTAGACGGCATATCCCGCGAATAGAAATGTTCGTAAAAGTTATATTTCAACTCAATTACCCTTCTCTGGTTCGCGGGGAACTCATCTAATGCGGCATCCATGAACGCTACGAATGACATATCATCGTTTATTCTTTCCAGCATTTCGGCCATTTGCAGATTATACCGCTCCTTTGCCGCCATGAGCTTTATAGCGCTCCGGGCGGTCGGGTCGGTAATGTCGCTGCCGTGCGGCATACCCGATAAAACCTGTGGGTGAATATCCGCTACCGCTTCCATTCTCTCTTTGATACTGGCTATTTTTTTATCTATTTCTTTCGCGTTTCTCTTAGCTTTCCCCCAACGAACAAGCAACCGCCTGATGTATGCCCGTTGTTCGCGTTTCGTCATTGGTTCCTCCTTAACAATTCATCTGCCGTTATGTTAAAATAATCTGCCAACCATATGATTCTGCTCGCGGTCGGCTCTATGCCGTCCATCTCATAGTGATAAATGGTCGCCGCGCTTATGCCGGTTTCGCGCTCCATCGCAGCCCGCGACTTGCCCTTCTTTTCTCGGTACATTCGTATCCTCTGCCCTATCGTCATGTTTCCTCCATACGCCGCAATGGCAGTTAGTTTCCTGACCTTCTCTGAACTCCTTGCAGATACATCTGCTTTCCTCATCCTTGATTATCGCGCAGGGACAGTATCCGCCCCCGCGCCGTATACACTCCCATATATCAGGCCGCAGTAATTCATAGCTCATTCTGCGCCCTCCCATATCAGCGGTTTTCCCTCTGCGTCTACCATTACACATACGCCGCCTTGGTGTGTGCTCAGGTATTGTATCCCCGTGAGGTTATCGACATATATTCCATACGTCAAACCCGTGTCCAGTGTCCTCAGTCTGTGGTTACTGGCCTCTGCCTTTGTGCACCCGCACAAGGCGAGGGTCAGCAGGGTTAATATTGTTATTGCTATTACTCGTTTCATTTTTCCTCCTTCGGTGGTTTGACCATTTCTGCCCGTAAGCTCTCTTTTATGTAGTAATCAATGCCAAGTTGCTTGCATAGTTGTTCGGCTTCTTCCCCAAACTGTTTCCAGTTAATATTCGACGAATAGTAATTCATTTTCCCAATTTTAACCTTGTCAAATATGTCATAACAGTTCTCGATACATTCCAAAACCCGATCTGCGTCCGTTACAGGCTCAAAAGAACACCATGTTTTTATTCCCCAGTCATGCGCTTCTTTCACATCTATAAGCCTGTCGCCTGGCATATATACACCGCCATACATACCATCATAGGTAATACCGTACCAATCGTTTTCATCCAGCAAATCAAAGTCACGGCTCCCATCGCCCTTTGTAAGTATCTGGACATGGTTCCCACTTGCCTTGATAGCCTTTATAATCTGCCGTGTCGCCGTGGTATCATGTCCTGTGGGGTATGGGTCACAGGTGAAACACAGGTGTATCAATTTGCCCGCGATTCCTTCCCGCTCCAACTGTTTAATGGTTGCCTCCACAATCCCATCACGAGGCTTTATGTTAGTGTGAAACTGTTCCCGATCTTTCCTTAACACTGACGGGGCAAAGCAGTAATAACATCTGTGAGGACATCCCGTGTAAATGTTGATAGCATAATCGCCGTACTCTTTTGCTTTTCCTTTAGGTATATAAATCGGCTTCATCTTCATGCCTCCTTTGGTGGTTCTGGCAATGGCATCCAGTGAGTAACCTCGGCACGTCCACGATGGATAAAGTGGTCGATTGCCAGATACCCTTTGTCAATATTTCGCACGCCATTTTTACTTCTGGTAGCCACCAGCACTTCCACTTGGTCTTCAGGTAGTCTATCCCTCACGCTAATCCAGTTCATTGGTTTCCTCCTTATCCATTTTCGCCCTGTCTAATACGCAATCTGAGAGCCATATTCTAAGCCGTTCCTTAGCCGCTTCGCGCTCTATATGCTCTTTACTCATTTGCCTCCTCCGGCTTGCTCGCACCATCGCAAATGCCCAAAATCTGTTGGAGCAATTCAATCTGCCCGTTTCTGTGACCATAGCGATACCCGGTTGTATACGTTTCGGCAGTGTCTCCGCTATTCTTGGCTTTTTCAGCAACGAGTGCTTGATACTTAGCCCTTAAATCTACAATTTCCGTTGTATCCAAAACCAAAGCAACATCGGAAACAACCCTGTCAATGGCATTTTCTATCTCCTGATATTCCGAGGGAAATAACTCCACTGCATCACAAGCGGCTTCTATCGCTGCACTTTTGGCTATATATTCTTCATTCATTGTCATTCCCTTCAGTTTGACCACAAGCCATATAGTTGTCCTTTATGCCAACCATGCACTCTGTAGCTTTGACAGATGACAAGTTACAAGCAGCATGAAATCCATTCTCCGAGATAACAACACGGCTGTTCAAACAGGTGTCACATTTACACTCTTTACTCATTACTGCCCCTTTCCTCTACATGGTTCCTTCTAAATGCTCGATTCATGTATCGTTTTGCCCACTTAACCCATTTCTTTGAAACACATATCCAATTTTTTTCATATAGTCGCCACTGAACATCGTGAGGCTTGCCAGATATACGTTTATATGAGGATTTACTCATCGTCATTGCCCCTTTTGCTGGTTCCGTCCTCCCTCCGTTCGCCCTGAGCGCAGTAAAACATCTCATCAACGTCGTTTTTATCATCGTTAAACCACGGCTGGTCGCAGATGCCCCAATCCGGCGCACTACCATCAGCCAGCTCCACTTGGCAAGGATGATAATGTACGCAGTTTTTACATCGTACTACCACGCCGGCGGCAGGAAATTTCATTAACTCTTTTGCCACTACTTGCGCTCCTTTGAGAAACGCTATTGATTCGGGCGTATTGTCTTTTTGTTTTCTCAATGTCGATAGCGTCTTACAAAGTGCTTCTACAAAAACATCAACGTTTACATATTTGCTCATCGTCCCTTATCCTTTCTTCCAGCAGTAGCTTCACAGCTTTGCATATCCACCAGACCAAATCATTCTGCCACATATCGCGGGTGGTTTGAGTGTGTATCATTCCCTGCTCCATTGCCTCCGCGCACTCTATCATCTGTTCTCGGCGGGTCATAATTTCCTCCCGCATGGCTTCATTTCGTGACACCCTGCGTACTCGCACATAGGCACAAGGTAATCCTTAAATTCAGGGCATTTTTCGTTCACCAGCAGCCGCATATTCTCAACCACTTTTCTTGTCTCTTCCGCCGCAAGGAAGCATAGTCTTTTATTGGCTATCGTCAAAAGCTCTTCGGCGTTCATGTCCCATATCATCAACACGGGTTCATCCTGCCGTGCGGCGTTCCTGTCGTATTCATGCTGTCGGTCATTCCTCTGCGTCTTAACATACGGTTGAGCGTGAGTATGGCGGCAGAGGTGGACGCTTACCCAATACGGCAGTTCTATCAAAAAAGAGAATCTTAAATACCGTATCGGCGAATGCCGCGCCGCAAGAATTTTCCTTTTCCACTCGTCCGAGGGGATTTTTACCGTGTCTTTCCCCACCGTTACTAACGCCCTGCGGTATACCTCTATCCAGTCACGCTCACCCGGATATTCCAGAAGTTCTACTCTCATTCTTCCCTCCAACAGTTCACTATCAGCTTGCTTACACCCTGAATCGGCAGTTCCTTCAAGATTTGCCTTAACCGGCAGTTGTTTTTTGCCCCGTCACAGCAAAAGCACTCATTTTTTGTGGCGGCATCGGCAAGGTCAGCTAAATCGTCATAGCTCATCACCCAATAATTTTTACTCCGTCCAGCAGGGCTTTTAATGCCTATCTGTATGTCGGTCAGTTCCAGTTGTTTTTTTAGGGTAATAAGCTGCTCGATAGGTATCGTGTCTATCAGCGCAGTATTGATTTTTTCAATATTGCTCTGCGCCAATCGGAAATTTCGCCAGCCGTTGGGGATACGGTCTACCAGCCGGTGATACTTTTCTTCGTACACCTTTAAGATATTTTCAACGGCGTACAGAGAAGCAAATAATTCTTTTCCTTCTGCGTTTATCCTTGTTCTTTCCATATCCGCCCCTCTACTCTGCCTAATTTATAGGCTTTCCAGTCGTCCCAATCCCCGAATATCGTCTGCATCTGCCACAGCATAATTTCCACGTCCGCGCACTCTTCGAGGATTTTCTTTCTGCTGCCTTGACCGTTCACCCATTTACTAAGTTCAACGGCAAGCTCGTTCAGTTCTTCAACGGCTTTAATGGCTTGATGCTTTGCACCGTAATGGTCTACTATTTCGCTGTACTTCATCGTTGCTCCTGAATAATTCGTCCGCTTCGTGAATAAGTAACTGCTTACCATCAACCTTTGCCCTTAAAAGTGCGCCCTGCATCGTCATTCGGGTGTAGTATTTCTTCGCCGCTTTGAGAGTGGTAAAGGTCTTTTGATAATTCTCTTTTCCATCGTGGATTTCGTAAAACTCATACGCTTGCAGTTTCATAAATCCCCCTCTTGATTCTTTTTCGTACCGTAAACTCTGATATTCCGGCCTTCTCAGCCATTTCCCTTACCGTCAACTTTTCTTCGCCTTGCTGTACATAAACCCTACAACCTGTCTCGTCCTTTTTCCCATCCGCCAGGTATAACGGGCATTCTCTGACGTGGTAGCTTCCACCATCCCAGCCGCTGTTATCGTGACAGTTTATCGTTGTCGGTCTTGCGTTCCAGCCTTTAACGGGCATCCCATCTTGGCGGCTCCAACTGCACCCTAAACCGGGTTTATTTGTCGCTCTCAGGCACGTCCAACATAGCGTTTGCTTCATACAACCTCAAAAAATCCTCCGCTTGCATAGTTACTAACCACTTTTCGCGGCTCCTTCGGTGGAACACCGCCGGTATAAGCTCCGGCTTCGCGTCGCGCCTCGCCTGCGCCATCCATTCATGGATTTTTGTCGTCTCGCAGCGTTTGCACTCAACGTGAATCCCCGGTAAACCTATCACGTCCGATGCGTCCCCCGTTTGTCCGCAGTATTGGGAAGTGCGCCGGGCATTGAACCCGTATTCACGGAACAGGGCGGCAAGCTCCCGTTCTCCGGCTTTGCCTTTTTCTCTCTGCGCCTTACTCATCCCAGTGTATATCCCAGTCGTTACCGTTGTCGGTGAAGGTCAACACGGTAACGCCATTAACACTTACAACGGCTTTTCCATCCTTCATGTTGTCTATCACGCTCTGGAATATGGTTTGTATTATCCACTTTGCGAGTTCTTCTGTCATAGTTCCTCCCATTCCACAATTTCATCCTCGTACAGAAAATACTTTCCGTACCATTTCACGCTTAGTTCCCCGGTTCGCCCGTTTCGGTTCTTCGCCACGATGATGCTCGCGTCCTCGCTTTGCGGGTCGGGTCGGTGAAGGAGTAATACCTCGTCCGCGTCCTGCTCTATGGCTCCCGATTCCCGCAAGTCCGATAGTCTCGGCCTTCCATCGTTCCGGCCTTCTATCGCCCTGTTGAGCTGGCACAGAAGAACGACAGGGGCATTCAGTTCCTTCGCCAGAAGCTTTATTTTTCGGCTTATGTCGGATACCTCGTTTTCTCGTGTGCGGTTCCTCAGGCTGGATTGTATTAGTCCTAAATAGTCAATCGCTATGAGGTCTAATTCCCGTTCCTGTTGCTTTATCGCGTAGCATTGTGACCTTATTGCCTCCACGGTATAGGCGTTATCCGACAGATACAACCTTGTCGCGCTCAGCTTATTTACGGCGTTCTGTATCCTGTCAACCGCTTCCTGACCGCCGCTGAACATTTCATCACGGCTGCACTTCGCATAGCTGATGATTGCCCTTTGAAGCACATCCTCCCTCGGCATTTCCAGCGAAAACACCGCTACCGTCCTGTCGAACAAAGCCATATTCACGGCTATATTCATGGCAAGTGAGGTCTTGCCTACTGACGGTCTGGCTCCGATGATGGTTAAATGCCCTCTTTTCAACCCGCCTAACGTCTGGTCGAGAACCTGAAACCCCGTTGTAAGCCCCTCAGCGCCGTTTATAAGCCCATATAGGGCCGTGTCAAAGTCTTTCCCTACCCTGCTTACTTTACGCCCTCCACGCGCCCGTACAGCGTCTATAACGCCCTGCATACGGTCAAGATATCCCTCGTCCTTTCCCGATTTCATGTCCTTGACCACTTCCCGCAGTCCCGAAATGGCGTGTCGCTTTCTGGATTCCTCCAGAACCACCTTGATGTGATAATCGACATTTGCTGCTGATACAGTGCCGGTGACTATTTCCGTGATGTACTGTATCCCACCGGCCCTGCCGCCTAGCTTGTCAGCTACCGTTACGGGGTCTACCGGCTCGTTTGCGTTGAAAAGGGCAAAGATAGCGGAAAATATCTCTTGGTGTTCCGGCCTCTCAAAATCGTCAGGTCTCAATTCCCCGCATATTCTCTCTAAAGCCTCACGACTGAGAAGCGCAGAACCTAAAACAGCTTTTTCGGCAAGCACAGTTTCTCGTAGACCGGATTATCCCATGTCGAGACGCGGGGTATCTCGCTTCTGCTGCGTTCCCATGTCCTGACAGCAGCTTTCCAGTCCTTCATCTTGTTTTTCCCCACCATCCAACCTTTAGAAGCGTAGAAGTCATAAAACTTCTCCGGATCAACGCTGTTCCTGCGTTCCTTGCAGTATTCCCTCACGGCTTCAAGTGTGGGTGGTATCCCCTTGGGGGGGATTATAGAGGGGGATATATTATCTTTGTCTTTATCTTTATCTTTATCTTTATCTATTGTATGTACCCTATTTGGGTTCGGTTTGGGTATCAACTTGGGTTCGGTTTGGGTATCAACTTGGGTATCAATTTGATTCCTTTTTTTGATACCTAAATCAATACCATTGTCATATAGCTGGACGATTTCATACTTCCCGGTAGCCCCCCTGTCTCCTGCTTTGTATTTAATCAAGCCCTGCTGTATCAGTATATTGCGATACCTCGTTAAACCGTTCTTATCAAGTCCCGCCATCGCTTGCAGCGTTGAATTAGGCGCGTTAAACTCCCGCTTCCAGCCTGCCGTATTTGCACAATCTAAAATTGCAAAGTACAAATATCCGGCTCTGGAAGGTAGGGCGTTTAGTTTTACCCAATTCCAATAGGCGTTTATCTGACTGATGTATTGCATCATTAACCTCGTATGTATTCGTTCAGTACGTCCCTTAACCTTCTCATGTCATCCGGCGCGAAAGAAATTGATTTTTTAATCCGATTCTCCCGTTTGTCCCATAGCCCTAACACATAAAAGGGCTTGTAGGTGTCCGGGTATGCCATAAGGTAGAGTTCTATCGACCAGCCATCGCCCTCGCCTATCGTGGCAAGGCGGCTTTCTGTTACGTACTCCATGACTAAAAGGGTAAAGGCTCGTCGTCTATTTCGGTAAACCCTGCCGGAGTGTCCGTTTTTTCTCGCGGCGTGAGAAACTCAACGTTTTCCGCTGTGATTTCGGTTATGTACCGCTTGTTTCCGTCCTTATCCTCATAGCTCCTGTTCTGTATCTCACCTTCTATGAGGACTTTACGGCCCTTTGAAAGGTACTTCCCGCACAACTCGCCCAACTGCCGCCACACTACTATATTGAGATAGTCAACAGGGGGTTTACCGTCAGTGCCCTTGTATCTGCGCTGCACCGCTACCGTAAAGGTGCATACGCTTGTTCCGCTTGTGGTCGTCCTTAGTTCTGGGTCTTTCGTCAGGTTTCCGGTCAAAATTGCTTTATTCATTTTTCCACTTCCTATACGTTAGTTTTTCTTCGTTCCAATCGGGATACTTTGCCATGAGATACGCTCTCAGCTTTTTTCTAAGCTCCGGCCTCCTTTCCGAATTATCATAGTCCCTATGGCACTCAGGACACAGTGTAACGATGTTTTGTTCTATCCCCTTACCGTTATGGCTTCGCGGGATAAAATGCGCCACAGGGCTTCCTGTGCGCCCACAGAGGACGCATAACTGATGATCTCTCTCCCATACCCGCGCTTTGACCTTCGGGGGTATCTCACACGCCTTGGTTCGTTTGCTTTTCATTTTGTGTTCCCCCATTCTCTGGATAGCTGCCCTTCGAGTATCCTTATCTTTAGCTTCTGCGCGTTTATCGCTTCCACCGCCGAATCATATAGGCTCTCAGCTATGTCCCGTTCCATTCTCAGTTTGGCTATATCTTCTTCGCCCTTGGCAATGTCCAAAAGGTGTGTTACCGGCTGCCCCTCGGCGCGGAGGACGGTAAGCCTTTTAGATAGCGCCATTCTGTACTCGCGCTCTGTTTCGGCCTTTTTCCGTCCTCGCGGTTTTAGCTCCTGCACCGCCCTGTCAAGTAGGGCTTGCTCTGTCATTATTTCGTCCCACAGCTCCATTTAAGCCCCCTTTGCGTTCAGCTTGTCGAGCGTGGTGCTTAACTGCTCCCGCGTCATATTCCACACGTCCACACCGTAGTTCTTTTTCGCCGCTTTATTGGCTAAATCCACGCTCCCCTTGCACAGGGCTATAACTTCCTCCTGCATGGCCTTTACGTCAGGATCGGCGGAAAACGTGTCGTAAACGTTGGGTTTAAATTTCGAGCGGGATGGAGACGTTGCATTGGTTTCCGTTTCCGGCTGAACAAACTCTTCGCTCTCGCTATCGGACATTATCCCAGAGTAAGCGAACTTTGAGAGTTTCAACACAACGCGATCAAACAACCTCTTATAAGCCATGGCGTATGGATAAGCGTTGCTACAGTTTTTGTCGTTTACCTCGCCCACTTCGTAAATACCCTGTTCATCATTGCAATAACTGTATACCAGTGAGTTTTTATATCCGTCCTTGTCAAAAAACACACAAGAAGGAGTGAACTTGCTTTCAAGACAGTCATTGATCTTTAAACACCCGTTGTGGCTGATTATTAGGCCGCTGTACGCCATCTTGTCTTTCTTTGCGGTGAGATTCATCAGTATCCAGAAATCAGCCTCCGCAAGGCCATATTTGCCGCTATTGATAGCTTCTATGGCCTTTTCCTTTGCGGCAATATACTTGGGGGATTGCCATACCGGCTTATCTCCATCTTTTGTATGTTCTACAGTCTTTTCGTTAAACATGCTCCCCTCACTTTATCTGCAAATTCTGCTTTACAACGATTTCCGCGCCCTCTGCCGTCCCGCCGGATTTCAGAAGCTCCTTTATCGCCGTTTTATTAGGCACGGGGGGCTTATAGGTCAGAAGCTCGTCATGCCCCTGCGCCGCCCACTTTATAAAGGCTTCCTCGTTTACCTCGACGCTTTCTGACTTTCTGAATGTCAGCTTGTTCCGCTTGCTTTCAAACTTTTCCTTATTGGATAGCTGCATCTGCATTGCAAGGTATCCCTTAAGCCACTCGGCCTTATTGGCTTTAGCCTTGGCTCTGGCGGTGAGGTTGTCGGCTTCCTCCTTGATGCTCTTTGCCTCTGCGGCAAGGTTCTTTATCATGCAGGCTACGTTGTCAATTTTGTCATCGAGCTGCATATCAAGGCTTTCGAGGGTGTCATACACGGCTTCTTCGGGTATCTCTCCACGGTCAACCGCGTCCATAAAGTCATTGAGATTCTTCGCTATGTCGTAAAGTGACATCATCTCGCCTCCTGTTTTAAAAGATTAGGGTCATATCGGTCATAGTAGGTGTCCTCAAACGGTTTGTAGGCTTTAGCTAAAAGGTACTGCTCCATTACTCACCTTCCTTTTCCAGCCTCTTGTCTATCTCGTTCCGATAAAGAGCTTTCCATAGGTCGCGGTCATGCCGCACTTCGGCAAGCTGTTCCGCAAGCATGACGATTATTTCATCTTTTGTCATTTCGCTTTCCTCCTTTTCGGCCTAAAGGCGTATCCCGCCATGCACCCGATGAAAAACATCGGCACTCCCCAGCTAAAAAATGCTCCCCACATATTTGCCTCCTTACTTCCCGTTAAGTTTTTTCCTTATTGTCCGCGTCACGCTTTCGTGAAAATACCCGTTCACATCAAACCGCGTTCTTTCCTGCTTCCGGCGTTCTTCCCGCTTCCTTTTCTCCTGCCGTGCCGTTATATCGGCGACAAACTTTTCCCTGCTTACCACGGCTCACCTCACATAGTACCCGACACAGTTGTCATATTTGTGCTTCCGCTTGGCTTGCAGTTCAAGGCTTTCATCGTCCTTTACCATTGCCGCCATGCTCCGCACCAGCACCAGCGGCGAACCCTCATGTGTGCCTTGGAGCCGCCCGTCCTTAAGCATGGCGTAAACCGTCTTAGGATTCACGTTCAGCAGCTTCGCCGCCTGAATGGGCGGTACATACTCGCCGTGCATCTTCACCATGCGCTCCTCCAGCGCTTCAACGCTGTTTATACGCTCGTCCACGGCGGCGGTTATCATGTCCCGCAGGAGTTTATCAAAATCGTTCATGGCTTACCTCCTAAATAAAAACCTTTCGCAGCTCTCTCCCGGTATCCGGTGCTTTATTCGTCCGTAGGCGCAATGCCCGCAGTTTACGGGGCTATATGCGCCGCTATAGTAGGTGTAGTGTTGATAGTAGTGCTGACAGTTGGCGCAGACTGGTTCCCGTTCTCCTATGTTGTATTTCATGGCTTTCTCCTTATTTTGTTAGCACTATGTTAGCACCTTGTGAGTAGAAAGTCAAGTTGGTTTTTGCTAACATACTGCTAAAGAGGTGGTAACAATGGCAACTAACAAAATCCAAACAGGATTGCGGCTCAACGAAACAATTTACGATAAGCTCAAAGTGCTTTCTGACCGCGAGAATCGCTCTCTAAACAATCTTATTGAGCATATCCTCCAACTACACCTTGATGATTATGAGCGCACCCACGGGGCTATTGTGTTGCCTGAACAGTAACACGCCCGTTTCGCAGGGTCATTCCGAGGTCAATAAGCATCAAAAGCAAAGAATTAAGGGAAACGCCCATTTCATTAGCTACTTCGCATAGTTCGTTGTAGCGTTCTTCGGGTATTCTCAAACCTGTTTGCACTTTGTTCATATCTTTATCCCTTTCTTTGGAGGTATTTATGTCCCCAAACGCTGAAACTGTAACGCTTTCCATGTACTATGCTTATAAGGCTCGCGCCGCAAAGGGTGTCTCCCTCGATAAGGCTATTACCTTCGGCCTGGATTTCCCCGGCTTGCGCCCCGTGTTGAATGAGCTTGTGTGCTTCGGGGTGGTTCGCTCAAATACCATAGATACCGTGCAGCTTTCCTTGTCATTTATTAGCCATCTGGACAACGAGAGTAAGCAACGTGCCCAAAAAAGAGCTGAGGAGAACGAGAATGACGCCAAGGCGAATGTAGAGCAGGTGAAGCAGTGGCGTCACGAATGGCGTATCGCACTTGTTTCCGCTTGCGCCAGCTCTATACTCACGCTCCTTATCGAGCATTTCACTGAAATACTCGTCTTTATAAAGGAATTTTTCCATTAAGCTCTTGCGTTTCATCGTTTCCCCCTTTCGACAGATTGTGATAAATACTTTTCCACGGCTCGGGGAGAGGGGTAATAAAGCCGCCGCTGACGGTCACGTCCCCTACAAGCTCTACCTCGATTACGGGAGGCTTCCCTGCTTCGTGGGTGATGGTGTACTTTCGTACAATATCGCTTACCGATATGCCGTTGATGGTTATTTCTCCGCTTGTGTCGTTTGTTTTGATTTCAACGTGGTTGTTCATCGTTTTACCTCACCATTACGGTTTAACCGTTATTTTTAAGCAAAAAATTTATCTCATTGTAATTTATCCCATATACTTCCTCGATTTTTTTAATTATAGGAATATCGGGAAACCGTTTTCCCATTTCATAATTTGCTATCGTTGCTACTGAAATGCCTATAAGTTCTGCCGCTTCCTTTTGAGATAGGTTCTTGTTTACCCTCGCGGCCTTTAATGTAATAGTCAACCGTGTCACCTCCTTGTGTCTCTATCATACTACGGTTAAACCGTAATGTCAACTCGTTTTTACGGTTTGTGTTGATTTTTTTATGGTTTAGTCGTATACTATGAGCAAGGAGGTTAATACCATGGAAAATTCTCTCGGAAATAAGGAAGTGATGGCGCGCAATATAAGGCACTATATGGAGTTAAATAATGTAACTCGCATTGAATTGTGTTCAGCGTTAGGGGTAAAGTATACGACATTCTCTGATTGGATAAATGCGAGAACTTATCCCCGCATCGACAAGATAGAGTTAATGGCACGGTATTTCGGCATCACAAAAGCCGATCTTGTTGAAGATCATACCGAGAAAGATGCGTTGATTAGCTACATTCTGTCTGGGGTGTCTCAGTTAAACAACGACAATCGGGCAAAGCTCCTTGACTATCTAAAGCTGCTTTTACAAAGTCAGCGATAAGGCGTAATTGCTCTGTTGACATTCTTTTTAATGTATCACGGGTGATTTCCATTATCCTACCTCCAAACACTTGTTCTGTTTTGATAATAACACGTTAGATTCAAAAAGAAAGGGGGAATTTTTATGAGAGTACCATAAGAGGGACTGCGCTCGCCGATGTTGCACAAATCGTGCCTCAAATTTAATCGGCAGGGGCGATTTCTCACCCCCGCCTAAGACGGTGGAGAAGCATCGGGGAACCGTCCTGAATAAAGCATAGCATTTATACCGCTCTAATCAATACTCATAAAGAAGCGTTTCGCTAACATTCTTGTTTTTTCGCCACACATAAATGAAGAAGGTGATACTATTTGTTGTTATATGAACATTTACGCGCCATGAAGGACGCAAGTAATATGACGGCGCAGCAGATAGCGGACAAAAGTAGTGTGCCCGTTGCCACGGTAAACCGCGTGCTTCAGGGCTTAACGGAAAATCCGGGGTTTGATACGGTCTACAAACTGGTAAAGGCCATGGGCGGGAGCCTGAACGATCTGGACGAGGATAGGGTGTGTGAGCCGGAATCGCTGACGCAGTTATACGAAAGAGGGTTAGAGTACAGGGAACGGAAGATAAAGAAGCTGGAACGCACGATAATGATAATAGCAGTATTTACTTTTATTGTTATGGCGGCGGTCATAGGAATGCTGGTATATGATATGATGCACCTCGATAGAGGGTGGATAATAAAATAAAGAATCCCCCGTGCCGAATTAGAGGGCGGCAACAGGGGATAAGGCGGATGCTTCTCCGCCTCCGATTTTAACACAAAAGGGAGGTTTTGGCAATGGCAAAGCAAAGCGACGGCAGATATCGGGCAAAGGTGACGGTTGGAAACGGTATCGTCAAGTATGTTTCAGGCAGGACGAAGAAGGAGCTGGAGGCCGCGAAGGAGGCTATCCGGCAGGAATATATCACCGGCAGGAATACGCCGGAAAACGCCATGTTCGGCGCATACGCCATACAATGGTATAACACATACAAAAAGCCGAATATAGGAGCATCGGCGCAGAGCAGCTATAAGACCGCGCTGAATAAACATATACTGCCGGTGCTGGGGGATAAGCGTTTAGCGGCGATATCCGCCATGGACTTGCAGGAGCTTATCAACTCAAAGGCGGATACTTGCACAACGATAATTGAGAATGTATATCATATTCTGGAAAGCATATTCAAACGGGTATATACGGAAGGGATAATACCCCGCGATATAACCGTAGGATTAGAAAAGCCGTCCAAGGCCAAGGAGAGCCGCCGGGCACTGACGGAGGCGGAGGAAGCCGCCGCGAAGGTGCTGATGCATGAGGAAAACGGCCTGCTGGTGGCATTGCTGTACTACACGGGCATGAGGCTCGGTGAAGCCCTCGGCCTGCAATGGGAATGCGTTGATTTCAGGAAGAAGGTCATACACGTCCGGCAGCAGGTCAATTTAAGGAAGGGAACGATAGCCCCGCCCAAGACGAAGGAAAGCATACGGGATATACCCCTGCCGGACGAGCTGGCGGAAATGCTCGTGCGGGGATTCCCACAGGCGTTTGTATTCCCTGCCCCCGATGGAACGTACTACCGCAATTCCTCTTCAAATAGGCTTTGGCGTTCGCTGATGGAGCGCATGGCAGAGTTGGAGCCGGACATAGAGACGAGAGAGGACGGTTCCTCTATCCTCACGCCGCACTACTTCCGACATAATTACGCCTCAATACTGTATAACGCGGGTATAGACGTTTTAAGCGCAAAGAAATTTTTAGGGCACAGTAACGTAAAAACTACCCTTGAAATTTATTCACACCTTTCAAAGGAAAAAGAGGACGCAAACGCCGCCGCCGTGAGAGGTGTTTTCAAAAAAAGGTTGCCAGAAAGTTGCCAGAGCGAAAGCACAAAATGAGCACAAGCAAGCAAAAAAGCCCTAAATACCTAAGAAAAACG